AACGCGGGGTTATGGCCACACAAGCGGCATCACATGGGATTCCTCTGAATCTCATGGTGGCGCAGCTTTATCACGAAAGCGGGGGGCATTTACATAGATGGTCGCCGCATAAAAAGAGTTATGGATTGGCGCAATTCACCAATCTTGAATGGGCCAAGTATGGCCAAGGAAAATCAAGAGGAGATTTTTCTGCTAATATTATGGCGTATGCCGATTATATGAGCGTTCTCAAAAAAAGATGGGGCGCCAATGCCGTTATGCACTATAACGGAACAGGAGCGCTAGCGCAGGGATACCAAATGGACGTAACCGATGCCGCAGCAGCTATTGCTCCGGGTTCGCTGCACGTGCATTCCGGGGGCAACCTGCATGTCCACATCCACGCCGCCACCAAGGACATACATGAAGCGCTGACTAAGGGCGTGAAACGGGCGCTACAGGCATCCACGAATGCGGGTGGTCAGTACCACTCTCGCGTGCAGACGGGTGGCACCTGATGGCGCTCACGGTTGATGTCAACGTCGCCAGCGCATCGGCACCAGTCGGCCCTCCGGCGTACCCCGCATTTGTGCCAGACCCGAATCCCGGACCTCCATCGCACTCATCGACCCTGTTCACCTACGTCGTGATCGCGGGCATATCGTTCTTGCCGGAAAGCTGGGAGTGCAATTTCCCGGCTTACGGGTCGGTCGGAACCTACTCGATCATCACCTCAATTGCCGAGCTTCAGAAGCGAAAATTGAACCTGTACGATGTTACGCTGGCGAGTCTTCATCCTGTATCGGTGGATATTTACGTCAACCTGAACGGCACCATAACCCACTTGTGGGGTGGCGAACTGGACGATACCGATTGGGCCTTTGACGATAATCAGGTGACAATCTCCGGGCGCGATTGGGCGGGCGTCATGGTCGATCAAAAGATCACTCTAGCGAACTATTCAGCGCAAGGCGCGGCTGGCATTCCCATATCGGTAACGCCCATCTCCGGCGGCCCAAGCAACGCTTTCAACGTGCAGAATCAAACAGCCGTACAGTTAATAACCCAAATAGCTAAGGCGCACGGGTTGCAGCCGTTGCCCACAAGTATCCCGGCAAGCGAGCAAACGGTTCTTGTCGGCAATCTGCTGGCGAACAGCGGGGTATTCAACAATCAGCCGCAGCCGGAATGGGAGATCATTCAAGCCATATCGAGATTGATGGGATGGAACACATATGTCACCCCGGAGCGGCAACTGGTCTTTGGGCCAACCGCAACCAGCAACAATAAATTGCTCGTAAGCTGGAACATTACCAATCCTCCAAAAGGAACCGTGCCCTGTCAGGATTTGCAGGTCATGCACCAGCCGCGTAGAAATTCAAGCTTCCTTGTGGTCGTGCAGACATACAACCTGGCCATGATCCAGCAGTCGAAGCAGATGATAGGTCTGCCGAGCCAAGGTATGCTGCTGAATTACCCTTTGTACAAGGTCGATGGACGCGGGTTTTACACGACGACATCCCTGGGTGCAAATGTCAGTACGGTGACCGCTCTGTTCAAGAATTTAGGTAAGGAAATCTATGTCGTGCATCGTGCCGGGTTAACTCCGGATCAAGCCAGCCTGCTTGCCGAGAATACCGCGCTGGACCTTGCCAAGCGTGAGATCATCGTAAACTTCAGCATTGACGGGTTGCCATCATTGCGACCATTTATGGAATTGCAGTTGTCCGGCAAGCTTCAGGGCTTTGAAGGGCGTAAACTGTTCATCAACGGGGTCAAGCATACCTACTCGACGCCAGATGAAGGCGAGATTGGTACTAGTGGGTTCATGTCGCATGTTTCGGCATGGTCACTTCCATTGGCGGCTGGTGTTACTCAGGTATTGTGAGGAGGGTGCATGGAATGGAATGACGAGCTGGCGCATACGCTGATGCACTTATCCCAGCAGCAGACGGGAGCCTTATACTTCATCGTGTTCGGCCACATTGCGGATTACTTCCCGGATACCAATACGGTGACAGTGGTGCTGACTCAGTTCGGGGACACCTTCGGGGTGCCACCGACTTCTGGCCCCATTCCTTTGGGAACGCCTTGGAGTGGCTACGGCTATGGATTGCAGGCGGCACCCATCGGCGGGTCAACGGCGGCCAACCCAACCGTAGGCGAACCGTGCCTTGTCCTCATCATTCAGCGCGATACCATGCTGATGGCGGTCGGCGCGATGGTGTTCGGCGGCTTTGGGAATACGCCCGATCCATTGTTGCAGGGTGGCGAGTTCATCCTGAAGCACAAGAACGGCAATCTCTATAAATTCCATAACAGCGGTGAGCTGGAGATCACGCTTCCCGCCCAGAGCGCCAGTTTGCAGATCACGGTGAATGGCCCGGCATCCATCAATACGGCTGGGGATGTGAATGTCGTATCGAAGCAGAATGTCGCAGTGAACGCCACAGGGACGGCCTCAGTGACTTCTGGCGGCACGGCATCGGTAAACGCCCCAGCCATCCAACTCGGTGATGGCGGCACGTTACAGGCCCTTATGACGGCCACAGCGGCGGCTGTTTATAATGGACATGATCACAATGATCCAGAGGGGGGCACCACGGGCATTCCAAACCAGCAGATCGGCTCCATCGACCTTACCTCTATCGTGACGGCCCAATAATATGCCTATCCTATTCCTTGAATATGGCGGAGACCTTCAATTTACCAGTGGCGGACAGGTGATGATGGCAACCGGTTGGGATGAGATACGCCAGTCTATCGAGCGCGAACTGCTGACCAATGCCACGCAAACGCTGCCAGACGGGACTGTTGTGCCCGCTGATTACCTCTTCGATACCACGTTTGGGGAAGGGCTTGGGGATCACGTGGATCTGCCTTTTACGCAAGCCATCAAGGCCCGCGTGCAGCAGAAAGTGTACCGTGTGCTAAAACGCAACCCTAATGTTACACTCAATGGGCTACCGACGATCACGATCACGCAGATAGCACCGAATCTGGTCAATTTGTTGATAGCGGTACCACTCCAAAATGGGGCAACAGGCTCCCTTAATTTCGCGGTGAGTGCATAAATATGGCAGCCATAAATTCACAAGACTTCTTGCCTGTTGTTGCGACGAACAGCATCCCGCAGAAAACCTATGCCGAGTTCATGTCGGACATGGAAAACGTCTGGGCGATGTATTCCCAGAATCCCGGAGCATTACAGAGTGGCGACCCGGCGCTGGCAATCTTTCAGGCCTTTGGATCACAGCTTACGTTTATCGAGAGCCTTGCGGCATGGATCGCGGCGTATGCCCGCGCGTCCACATCTTCAGGCGCAGCCCTCGATAGCTGGATGGCGCAGTTCAGCTTCACCCGCGACCCTGCCACATTGGCCACCAGCGATACGGTTACCCTATCCAGATCAACCCCGGCAACACAGAACTACCAGATACCTTTGGGCGCTATATTCCAGACGCCAAACAATATTCAGTTCCAGACGGTAGCAGACTCCACCCAGGCGTCCTATCAGAGTGGTGGCTATTACCAATTGAACACTGGGCAGACATCCATCACCGTGACTGTTGCGGCGCTGGTTGCGGGGACAGGCGGCAACATCGCGGCCAACACGCTGACTCAGTTTATCACTCAGGTCACCGGCGTTTCGCAAGTCACCAACCCTTTCGCCATCACGTCCGGCCTTGCTGCTGAAAGTGACTCGGCATACAGATCCAGGTTTCTGCTTTACCTGGAGGGCTTGAGGCAGGCTACGCTTCCCGCCGTTGAAAGCGCTACAGAAAGCGTGCGGGCGGGGATTCAGTACGTGATCGTGCCGAATCAGCAATTTAATGGAACCCCGCAGTACGGATATTTCTATGCGGTAATCTGGCCATACACGAATGCTTTGCAGGCCGCTGTTTATTTGGCGATAGCGCAAACCGCAGCCCTTGGTATTCAGTTCAACGTCTATTCGGCCACATCCATCACCGCGACGGTGACCGTGACCATTGAAGTGGACACAGTGAACTATGTATCCGCAACCGTGCAGAGTGCCGTACAGAGCGCCCTGAGCACTTACCTGACGGGGCTTGTGCTGGGTGAGACCTTGTATTGGTCCTACCTCTATGACGTGATCTACAGCGTTCCCGGCGTGCTCAACGCGCTGAACCTTCTGGTGAATGGTGGAACGGCTGACATGGTGGCAGGACCTCAACATATCATCCAGCCGCTGAGTGTGACGGTGTCCGTATCGAGCTCGACGGTATGACAGAGGGTTCGATAAGGTGGTTTTGGCAAGGTCAGCGGGTGCTGTTTCCCTCTCAATGGGCTGCCAATACGACCAACATTTTGACCTCCTTTGACGTTCTGGCGAAGCAGAATGCGCTGCAAAACGACTCGCTACTGTTCGACGCCATGACGCTGGCTGGTGGGTATGGCCTGTCTGTGGCATACAATCAGGTCTTGGCGGTGCAGCCGCAGATTTATATGCAGACGGCGACGGGAACAGAGCTTGACCTGGTGGCGCAGGATTATTTCGGATCAAGCGTCCAGCGCACATTAGGGCAGAGTGATAGCAGTTTCAGGTCACAGATTCAGGCATCGTTCTTTAATATTGGGCCAACCTACAACGATATTTACAGGACGCTGACGAATCTGGTAGGAACGAACGCCAGAATATTGCAGCAGATACCGCAGCAGCAGGCATGGAATGTAGCAAACTGGGGTTATGATACGGCGGGGATATGGTGTTCTCGGACGGCTACGGCACAGGTATTGATACAGATGCCTCGGCAGCCCACGAGTTCGCAGCAGACCGTGGTGAACAATGCGTTAGCACTGACACGACCAGCAGGGGTTAGGCTATGGGCAGAAACGAATGTGTATGGACCGCCGTATGATTATACGGGCGTTACGGAGATACCGGCGCGGATATATCCGTTACCTGTACCGAGCGCACCTTATATTGTTTATATGTCTGGAGGGCTATCACAGTTGTTAGCCATCAATCCGGGAGGGCCCTATACCATGACCATGTCATCGGAACTGGCTGCATTGCTTGCCATCAATCCGCAGGCCCCAATCATATTAACGATGTCGGCAGAATTGGCCGCTGCACTGGCTTAGGAGTTTATTATGGCTTTTGGATTATTGACAGTCGGCAGCGGATACGGGCAATTCGGGTTCGTAGGCAGCAGTGGCATCATTCTAG